CCTGTTAAGAATAAAGAATTTCCGACCCTTCAGGTACGGCTTAACAAGCTCCACAGGCCCCATGACACGGGCACCGTTTACAAACTCTATTGTATCACAATCGATCCCTGATTTGCAAAGCGGTATCAGAATGCCGACCCCTGACGGAACAGCTCGCCCCTTTTCCAGTGTGACGTTACCCGGAAGGCGCGGCGGCCTTACGTAGCTGGCACCGTGGAACATTTCCTCACGGAAGAACTGCTTAGCGTACAGCAAAACCGCTTTTACGCGGCTGGAAATCACCGGCAGGTCTTCCGTATGGCCGACGACAACCGTGCAGCCCAGCTTTACAGCCGGGCCGCGAAGGTTTTCTATCAGGAAGCCGTTAAGAGTCGGTATTGTCCGCGTGTTATGCGGAATTCCCTTTCTTAATGTCCGCGCATCCTGCGGCTTCGGCGGCGTCGGCCGCTGCGTCGGTGACGGTGTCTTCCAGAACCCGGGAAGTCGCCTTTCCAGTGACTGCTGAATCGTCTTTTTCATCTGTTGCGCCCAAAAGTGTTGCAAAGGAAGTGGTCGGCTCGACAAGCTCCAGCTTCGTAATCTTGCCGTCGTTGTCGAAGAACAGAACCTCGCATCCTGCGCCGCCGTACTCGGAATACGCCCTGCCGATCCTGCGTGCGTTCGGCGCGGTCGCCTGGATCAGAACTGCGTCTGCACCCAGTACGTTTTCGGCGCTTTCGAAGTTTTTCTGGTCGATCAAGTGCGCGTGTGAGCGCTGATTCCGGATGCTGGCCGCAAGGTCCTTTGCCAGTGTTTCGAACCCGCGCTGGAAATAAATTTTTGCCGTGCGGCGGGTGTCTTCGATATCAGTCATTCTATAGTGCTCCCGTAAAAGGTTGTTTAAGATGAATTTTCTATTTAGACTTTGCCACTATAACGAAAAAGCCCGGAACAATCAAGTCCCGGGCTTCGTTTTCGCTGCTGCGGTTGTGGTTTAGAAGGTCTGGATAGCTACGCCCGCCAAGTCCTTGGCGGAATCCATTACGCTGTCCCAGTTGGTGCCGGTACCGATAGCGGTATCGTCAGGGTTCACGCCGCCATTAGTGACGTCGTAAGCAAAGCCTTTGCAGCTCACGTTGTACGCGAACTCGCCCTGGAGGCGGGTAACAAGGTTCTGCTGACCGGTAACGATCTCGTTATAGAAGGTCGGCGCTTCGGAATCTTCCAGCACAACGGCGTCGGTCACGAGACCGAGAGTCGTGTACTGCGAGCGTTCCGGGCTTTCCACGGTGGCAACAAGTGCCGAACTGTCAGTGATCAGAACCGGGCGGTTCAGGGTCACGGCAGTAGCGCTGGCAACGTTGAAGTTGCTCAAGCCGTCGATGTTGCGGGTAATCTGGTCTTTGACCAAATCGTAATACACTTTGGAATGCATTACCCACATACCGACGCGGTCGGCAGCGTCGCCAAACTTCGCCAGACCATTGACAAGGTCAAGGGTGTCAAGCGTAGTCGGAGGGGAAGCTTCGCCGTTCTGGAGCAGAGCAGCCTGATTGACGATAGCGGCTACGACAGCGCGCAGACCGGTGTCAAGCTGTTCAACCTGCATTGCCTTGGCGATTTGCTCGCCCAACAGGAAGGACAGTACTTCGAAATCAGGGTTTTGGCCCATCTTTTTGAAGCTGTCAAGCGTCTGATCGATCGGACCAATACGGCGGTTTACCTTGACGCTGACCAGCTCGGAAGCAGGTACGGCGGCAGCGGCCACGGCGGCGTTAGCAGGCGAACTGTTAACGATCCGGCGTGCGACCAGATTGGACACGTTCTTGAAGAACGAGGATTGGTGGAAGTCGCCCTGCCGAAGCTGGGTAACCAGACGGATTGCATTCGCGCTCGCGGCGTTGAATGCGTCGGTGTTCTGGGTCAGGGTTTCGACCAGACCAGAATGCACCAATTCGGGGTAAATCAAGCCTTCGGGCAGTCGACCGACCGCTGCAAAGCTTTCGCGTGTACCTTCAGCCATTTTAATGACTCCTATTTAACAATCAAAGGGTTAAGTGATTACAACGGCAGCCGCTGATAGTCTTCGTCCGAAAACTCCCGGATGAAATCAATCTTTTGTCGCGCGGTCATGCTGCTGCGTTTTAAGTCTGAAGGTATCCCACCTTTTTTGCCGGTGACTTCGCCTTTACCGCCGCCCGGTGCGGTCCCGCCGCCCGAACTTTGAGTACCGATGAAAGCGCCTGCATAGGTGTCATTTTCACGCATTTCTTTAACGTAATCCGACACTTTCAAGAATTGTCCATTGCCGTCTACGCGCGGGTTGCCTGCGTCATCGACCACCTGTACGCTGAACGCGCCGGACTCTTCCTGTACTACCTTGACGTGCGCGGCCACATGGGGTTTAAGCAGTGTGGCGTTGCCCTTCGATTCAGCGATGGCGGTAACCACGGCGGAATCGATCAACTGATTGTCATACGCCTTGCGCAGACTGTTAATCTTCGAGTCGCGGGCTTCCAGTTCGGCAGCCTGTTTCTCGTTCATCTGCTTTTTCAGCAGGTCCCACTCGCCGGCCTTCATTTTGCGGTCTTCTTCGGCCTTCGCCTTTTCGTTCCGCAGTGTGGTCAGCTCTTCCGGGTCGAAACCGCCGAACTGGTCTTCCAGCTCACGTGCCCGGCGCGTAGCGGTACGGGCATTATCCCGCTCTTTGTGCAATGCGGATTTCAGTCCGCTTACATCTTCGACTTTGTCCTTCGAGACATAGCCGGTTAAAACTTCGAGTTGATAGCCGCCATCGACTTCAACATATTCGCCCTGTAGTGCTTCGGCGACGCCTTCCAGTGATTCAACAAATGGTTTCAGACTCATAATTTTTTACCGTCCCGGTGATGTAATTTAATTGGATTAGCCGCTAAATTTATAGCGTACTGTAATATTATAGGAAATCGGGACATAGAAAATCAACCCTTTGGCGAAAAAAAGTTGATTTATTTTACACTGCTGTCGGATTAGCTTACTTTTTTGATGAACTCAGAAGCCCAGTCTGTTAAAACGCGTGCCCACCATAGGGGTTTATGGATTTCAGGGTTAGCTTTGCCCACTTCGGGCGGAATGGTCATTGTCATGCGCCAGCCGATCGTGCCGTCTGGTAATTTAACGCCGGTCGCGGTGATATCCACGACGTAGTCGGGTTTGTTTTCGTGCCGGCGACGGGTAAAGTCGTCCATTATCAGACTTCGGCGTCTTTCGGTCCCAGCGGTACGTCGGGCATTGCCTTGCCGGATTCCAGCGCGGCTTCCATAAGCGCTTCTGCCTGCGGTGCTGATAACCCGGATATTGTCGGGTAATCACCGAACGCTGCAACGTAGTCTGTCATCAGTTCATTTAATCGTTTGCTCATACCTTGCCACCATTTTTAATTAAGTCGTCGACCATGTTCAGAAACTTGTCATGGCCCAGCGCTCGAATGACTTTCTGCCAACCGGGCTCGCCGCCCAGTATGGCGAATGCGTTCGCGAATGCTTCAGTCGTCCGCTTGTATATGCCGGCGCTGTAGTAGCTCTTCGAGTGCCCGTACCCGACTCGGTTCAGCGTGATCGAACCGTAATAGTCGGCTATTTTCCCTGCCATGCCGGACTGGAAGTACTGCCCGCCTTCCCACAACTGATTAATGTAGAACTGCGCGTTCTTTGTCTCGATAGCCGCCAGCAGTTTTACCATTTTGTTGCGCATAACTATATCATTCTTACTGTCTACACTATCATCCATGTGCTTCCGATGCAAGTCGCGCATGCCTTTGTACGACAAGCCGTGCTTTTTCAACTGCTTATCAAGGTACCCGGTCCCCTGATCCATGGTTTTTTGTAGGTGATCCGCGAATACTTCGGTCGTCGCTTCGTGCGCAACGCTGGGAGTCTTGCCCCCTGCGCCCTTGTTGACCGATCGGGTGTCCGCCGCCATGGCTTTCTTGAACGCTGGCGACGCGCTTATGTGCCGCCTGGAAGCCTTTTTCGTTGCATCCGTCAGGTTCTCGGACCATTCCCTATCCAAGTGGTGTCCGTATTCGTGCCGCCAAGTGCCCTGCCGGCGTAGCGAAGTCGCGGGACCGCCTTCCTTCGGCATGTTGATAACCTTTTTGCCGGGCAGGAAGTACGCCCCGTCGTTTTTGTTGGTTACCGCGCTCAGTGCCGGCGACTTGTTCACGGCATCGGTGACATATTTCGGCGCGTCGTCCCAGCTCGTACGCTGCCAGCGTGTTGATTCTTTGGGCTCGTTCGGTACGTCGACCGGTGCCTTCGGTGCCGGCGCTGCGGCGGTTGCCGTTGCTGCTGCGGCCGCTGTCCTTGCTCTTTTCGCAAGTTTCAGTAATTCTTCGTCCGATAGCGGGTTACCGCGGAAGTCGACCAGTTGCTGCAAGGATAATTTCTTGCTGCGCCATAGGCGCGCCTTGACCTTGCCTAAAATACTGTCCTGAAACGCCTTTCCTTTGCTCTTCAGAAATGCGTCCATGGTGGTGTCCGCCGGTACCTGCCCGTCCATGCTCGCCCGGGTCGATTCTTCAAGTTCCTTCGCGTCGATGCCCAGTTCCTTCCAGCTCTTCAGAATGGCGACCAGTGTCGACCGGCAATTGAAGTGCCGCGGTGGTCCGCCGTTGAATGGCAGGGTTGTCGGCTCGATTGGTTTGTGCTCCGGAGTGTTTTCCCATGTCTGATTGTCGTACGCGATGCAGGTAACCGACGTCCGGTTGTCTAACGTGCTGATCTGCTTCAGGCCCTTGACGACTTCGCTATTTGCCGCGAACGACTCGATGCGGGCTTCGTTCGATACCTTATTAATGGCCGTACGGGACAAAGTCGCCGCCTGCGCCTTCGCTGACTTCATGATGCCCGGAACTTGAACCCCGTCGACCGTGCCCCCGCGCACGCGAACTGCGGCCTTTTGAACGGATTCGCCGTTCTCGATGCTGGTACGCATTTCGTTCATGAATTTCGAATGCAGGTCGTTCGACTGCTTCTTCCACCACGACAACGGCCGCGCGCCCTGGATCAAGACGTCGTCGGCCAGTGCTTTTTTCGTAAAGTCGTCGATTTCCTTCGACGTGAAGCGAATATCCTTTGCCATTACGACTTCAGAATTCTAAGGTAACGCCCGGCCAGCACAGAAATATCGTGGAAATACGACGCCCGCGCTGTCTTCTGCTTGGTTTCCTTGAACCGTGCTGTCGCGCTGATCTGTACCACGCGTAACCATTCGCGCGCCGGGATTTCCGTCAGCAGGGTTTCAAGTGGTACCGGTATATCGTTGATAACCTTTTCGATTTCGTCATTATACATTACGGTATGCTCGCTTCCAGTGATGTAGCCATGTTGGTAGATACCGCATCGGCCACGTTTACAAGGGTTTTCCTCGTCAATGCGGCGATATCGGAATAAGCTACGCGGATAAGTTCCCGCGATTCCTTATTTAATTTCAGCATGCGACGCCACCGCGCATCCCTGCGCTGCGTTCCGTTCACGTCGATGTCGATCGCCAGTGCGGCAAGGTCCTTGCCCAATTGATCCAAGCGTGCGTCGATCCGTCGTTGCAGACCGGCGTCAACGCGTGCCAGTTGGATGTCCTGTTCTATGACATCGTCTTGAATCAGTTCCGCCGCTGTTTTAGTTGGCATTTTCCGGTCCTTTATTCAGTGTCGGCGTTACCCGTGTCCGGTTCGATGTCCGCTTCGCCCAGCGGGTGCGTGTGCCCCGAAGCTTCGCTTGTTTCTGTACCGGTCGGTTCCCATGTATGCCGATGTCCGTCTACTATATTGGTAAAGCCGTTACCTTGCAAGGTATGCGTGTGACCTTCGGCCTCGCCCGCCACGTCGCCGACGGCGTTGCCGGCTTCCAGCTCTTCTTCCGTGATGCCCGGGTTCGTGCCCGCCGGGTGCTCCAGATCGAGCATGTCGATTTCCGTGTCGGCGTCGAAATCGTCGGACAGTAGGTTCCGGCGCTTCAGTTCCTGCCAGTATGTCTTCTGGCTGATATCCATACGGGCACGGATGTTGCCCAGTTCCTTGATGTCTTCGGAATCGCGCTGCGTCAGGCTGAAATCCTTGAACAATTCAACGGTGCCGCCGGCATCCTCGCCGTAGTCCATGAAAACAGCGAAATAGTCCAGCATTGTCTCCAGACCGTTTTCCAGCTCGCGGGCAAACATCGCCAACGGGCTGTCGGCTTCGGATTGATCAAGGGTGCGCGCGGTCGCAGTTGCGCTTGCGCCGCCCGGCTGCTTGCGTACCAGCATGTTCAGGCCCAGCGTAGACATACGCTCGACAAGCAGTTCAAGGTCCTTCGCGCCGGCTTCAATGCCCTTCCCGGAGTGCTCGACGTACTTCAGGTCGGACGAAATCTGCCCACGAATGAAGGTCGTAGCGCCGATCGACAGTTTTACGATAGACTCTTCGTCCCCTAGACCGGAACCGAATAGGATAGGTACCCGGGCAACGTGCAGGATGTTCCGCTGATCGCTGTCCGACTGCCAGTGCGTCACGTTCAAGTGCGCCACGTCCAGCATTGCCGGCTCGCCGACGAAGAAGCCTTTCTTGTTGCTGTATACCGTAACCCACGGAATGAATTCAAGTGTTTTGCCGCCGGCCATGACTTCGTGACTGTCGACCAGTACCCAGTCGCCGCCTTCGGACGTGTCCTTGTACTCGTAAACGCGATAAAATCCGGGTTCCAGTACCCGTATGCGCTTGACAAGTTGCTGTTCGAATTCGTTAACGTCTTCGTGTGACTCTTCGAGTACCCGTACCTGCGTGAGCATCCGCTTGCCGTCGACCACCTTCGATTTCCAGCCGATAACCTGCGTCGCTTCGTAATGTACGGCGTATGGCTGGACGTTCTTCTGCATGGCGTGCAGTTCGTTCGGGTCCTGCGGCGGGTAGTCCACTAATATATGGGTCAAGCCGTGGTTCATGGCTGATTCGCCGATCTGCTGCGTGAATACGTCGATGTCGGTCGCCTGTCCGTCGATGTT